ACAGCTTTCAAAACGAGAAAATAGATAGTGCGCCGCAGGATGAACTAATCGAAATCGATTTTGATGCCCTCAAAACCCGGATCGCCGAAGAAGAAGCCGAAGGGCTCGAAGCTTCGGCCGACGATCTCACAGACACCACGGAGTTGGCTGGTCAACTTGATGAAGATGGCTATATCACTGACACGGACTTAGAGGATGACTCGCGTGAAGACGCAGCCGTCCTCGCACGGTCCCCCATTGTCACCGAAGACGACGACGACGATGAAGACGTGGCCCTTACAGAAGAAATGCTATCTGACCTTATTGAAGAGTTAGTAGTAGACATGACACCGCGCCCGCAAGGCTGGGCATCGGTAAATTCTGCTGATAATAGCATTGAGCAGGCCAACAACATGGCCATGGGCGCCGCACAGGCAGCCCACCTCGAAGAAGAAGAGATTGAAGCATCGGTCGGCACCGCACCGGATGTTGTTTCTGATGCCGAACTCTACGAAACACAAATACTCCAATTTACAGAATCACGTAAAGAGCTACAAGCTCTTTTATTTGAAGCCAAAGATCAACTTACTAAGTTGAATTTGGAAAACGCCAAGCTTGTTTATCAAAACAAGGCATTAAGCAGCGCCTCCCTGAATGAGCGACAAAAAAATCAAGTTGTCGAAGCTGTTCAATCTGCCAATTCTGTTGAAGAAGCGGGTATGATTTTTGAAACAATTCAAAACGCAGTGGGGGCATCGATTGATCGTCGAACACGCCCACAAACACTTCGTGAAGCCGTTCAAAGACCTACATCGCTTTTGCTCAATTCTAAGAGAGACAACACGGCTACAAACGATCCACGTATGGATCGTATGCTGCGTTTAGCAGGTTTAAAAAATGAACAATAAAACATACAGGAGGTTATAAAATGTCTATTGTACAAAAACTAACCGAAGGTATCGTTAATCGCGACCTCGCGAAGGAAGGTAGTGCCCTCATTAATAAGTGGGAAAGTACCGGTCTTCTTGAGGGACTGGCTGACGACACCATTCGGAACGGTATGGCCCGGTTGCTTGAAAATCAAGCAAAAGAGCTTCTCCGTGAGGGATCGTCCATGTCGAGCGGGGATGTTGAAGGCTTTGCGGCCGTCGCATTTCCCCTGGTTCGCCGTGTATTCGGCTCCCTGATCGCTAACGATCTCGTTAGCGTTCAACCGATGAGTTTGCCCTCGGGCCTCATCTTCTTCCTCGACTTCACCTATGGTGGAGTTTTCGAAGATAGTGGCCAGAACCAGGAGCCACGTTTAGGATTTACGTTTGGTAAGTCCGTCTACGGCGGTGACGTTGTAGGTGCGCAGATCACCGGCGGTGTTGACCTTATTGGTCTTGAAGGCACCGATGCTGGTGGTGCGTACAACTTGCGCAACGGTTACTCTTCTCCTACGGGAAGTACAACTGGCGCGTGGAATGTGGTGTTCTCGGGCACGCTCGGATCGGGGGGCGCATGGTCTGCACTTCCTGTCCAAAGTGCTGTCGTTCAGATCATGCCACAGGCACAGGTTGACAAAGTTCTTCGCTTTGATCCCGATTTGGTATCTGGTTCGGACTTTGTTATCGCCCAAAAGCTCATCCCAGCGGCGTCGCAGTTTAACCTGCGCGACCTCTCGGCTCTGGCGCTTACGGCTTCTAACACTGCCAACCTATTGCTTGTTTCCCGTCTGACGACGATGAGTTCGTCTAACAGTACGGGTGTTAAGGCTGATATTGCCGATGGTTCTGCAAATATCTTTGCGGTATTTATGGGTGCTACGTCTGTCGGTACCCCGGCAGCACTGAGTCAAAGTGTGCTTGATGCGCAGGCGACTTTCCCCATTACGGATAACTTCCAGGCGGTGGGAACAGCCATTGGTGCAATTGAAGGTGCAGCAACTTGGGCTCTGGAAGGCAATGACGCTATCCCCGAAATCGACATCAAGGTCGATTCGGTGGCCGTCACGGCTATCACCAAGAAGCTCAAGGCCAAGTGGACCCCGGAGTTAGGACAGGATCTTAACGCCTACCACAACCTTGATGCAGAGGTCGAACTTACTCAGATTCTGTCTGAGCAGATCGCCCTTGAAATTGATCGCGAGATCGTCGAAGATCTTGTTAAGGGAGCAACCGCCGGTAAACGTTACTGGTCGCGCCACCCGGGTCAATTCCTCAATCGCGAGACCGGACAGGTGTCCAGTGTTACACAGGACTTCACTGGTAACGTGAGTGAGTGGTATGAGACTCTCATTGAGACTATCAATGATGTGTCGGCACAGGTCCACCGGAAGACTCTCCGTGGTGCGGCAAACTTTGTGGTTACATCCCCAGAGATTGCTAATCTGCTTGAGTTCACGGCTGGGTTCCGTGCTAATGTGACTGCTGATAGCGACCGCGGCGACGCGGGTGCTGTTAAGGTGGGATCCCTTTCGAAGAAGTTCGACGTTATTGTCGATCCTTACTTCCCGCGTAATCTGCTCCTTGTGGGCCGACGTGGAAGTAGCTTCCTTGAGAGTGGTTATGTATATGCGCCTTATGTGCCGCTGCAGACCACACCTACTATCTTCGGCGTTGAAGATTTCGTGCCCCGTAAGGGAGTCATGACTCGGTATGCCAAGAAGATGGTTCGTCCTGATATGTATGGCTTAGTGATCGTCCGCGGTCTCGAAGACTAAACATAACTGACGTAAGGTCAAAATAGTTAAAGCCCCGTCTCTTTTGAGGCGGGGCTTTCTATTTAGTAGTAGAAAAATAGAGGAACATCCATGGCCGTCCCCACTCTAAGTCCAGCTTCTACTAGCAATACTACAGTATTGCCAGCGACAGGTAGTACGGGAAACGTGGCCTCATCCCTTCCGTTTGGGATATATTCCTCGGCTGCTTTTTTATCTGGTGCTGCTGATCAAGTAGCCTATACCTATAAAAAGTTGGGAGGCGATGTACTCGATATTGAGATTACAGAGGGAAATGTCTATTCGGCCTATGAAGAGGCGGTGCTAGAATATTCATATATTATTAATTTACACCAAAGTAAAAATTCTCTTTCAGATTTTCTAGGTGCCTCAACCGGCTCTTTCGACCAAGACGGCCAAATTATTACAGGTCACACACTTTCGGGGTCCGATGTTGAATTGAAATATCCCAAATTTGATTATGGCTATATCAGGCGCGTTTCTGAAGGTCTGTCCACCGAGGCCGGCTTCGGCGGAATTAGTCCGATTTATTCTGGTTCGGTGGATCGGATAGCAGGTGTTCAAGATTATGACATCCAGACATTGTTATCGGCCTCTTCGCTTACTGCTACAACGGCGGATTACTTCGGCCGCGTTCAAGATAAACGGGTTATTATTCGTAAAGTCTTTTTTAAGACTCCTCGCGCCATGTGGCGTTTCTATGGATATTATGGGGGCTTCTCTGTGGTGGGGAATCTACGCACATATGGTCAATATGCCGATGACTCTACTTTTGAAATCGTGCCTACCTGGCAAAACAAGCTTCAAGCCATGGCGTATGAAGATGCCCTCTGGACACGTATTTCACATTATTCGTATGAGATTTTAGATAACAAGATAAGACTATATCCTCGGCCGGATATTACAAGCCCTAATAAATTCTGGGTACAGTTCAGCATTGAAAATGATTATGAGCCATGGCAAGACACGGCGCGGGGGCGTACCGGCACCGACGGAATTAATAATATGAATTCGTTGCCTTTCAATAATCTTCCTTATAACAAAATTAATTCTATCGGCAAACAGTGGATTAGGCGCTTCGCCTTGGCTTTAACAAAAGAAATGCTGGGGCAAGTGAGAGGCAAGTTTTCAGTTGTGCCCATTCCGGGAGAGTCCGTCACCCTTAATCATTCGGAATTATTGGGTCAGGCGAAATCGGAACAGGATAGTTTGCGCCAAGAGCTTCAAAAGATCCTGGACGAACTCACGTACGAAAAGCTGGCAGTACAGGACGCCTCTCTGCAAGATGCTGCCGAAAAGATACTCCAAAACGTGCCAGCTGGCATATATGTAGGGTAGGAGATAGAGAATGGCTCGCAGTAAGCGCACACAAAAACAAATTCAGAATGTACGAGCTAGTCGCTATAACTATCTGGACAACAAGGAGGTGGCCGACCAGCTTCAAGAGATTGAATTTATGGCCTCCAGCCTTGAAACCATTGATGGGGCAATGTTACGTTTTATTAATGAAGAACTTAATTTGTCTATTACCACAAATGCAGGCTTCAAAAAAGTGCCGGTATTATGGGTAACAGCTGAACGAGCCTACCAACTAAAGCATAATAAAGAGTTGCGTGATTCTCAACAAACACTTATTTTGCCGTTAATTACTATTAATCGCTCTTCCGTGACTAAAGAACCCGACTTTAGGGGCACCGTCTATGCAAATTTGTATCCCGAGGCCGATGCGAGGGGAGGAACCATTACAGTTGCCCGTCGCATTAATCAGAAAAAGACCGCTGAATTCCAAAATGCCTTTGCGAACCGCGGTTACGGCCCCAATAAGCGCGTAAGTGGCAAAATGAAAAATACTAATCGTCGCAACATGTCAACTCAACGGGTGGTATATGAAACAGTTACGATTCCGTTGCCCACATGGGTAAAAGTAGCTTATGAAATTACGGCACGTACTGAATATCAACAGCAACTAAACGAATTGATCAACCCATTTTTGACTATACCGGGCAATTCGCGAATGCCTCGACGTATTCACAACGAGGGTCATGACTACGAAGTCTTTATTGAGGGGAGCTTTGGCGACAACTCAAATAAAAGTAATTTGGGGATGGAACAGCGTAATTATGAGACCACTATTAATATGGAGGTGCTGGGGTATCTTATTGGAGAGGGCGAGAACCAAGAAAAACCCCGAATTGTACGTCGTGAGAATGCCGTAGAGTTCAAGTTCGCACGAGAGCGCACAATCTTCGGGGACATCCCCGATAGTATTAAAGATGGATTTTATAGAGAATAATACCATTGCCACTATTTAGCACTATTTACTTTTGAATGTTTTTTGTGCGTAGGAGAACTTAACGAATGTCAATTAAAAACTATAGATTTGTATCCCCGGGTGTGTTTGTTAATGAAATTGACAATTCCCAACTCCCTGCCTCTCCCGCAGGCCAAGGGCCTGTTATTGTTGGGCGATCCTCAAAAGGACCAGCCCTCCGTCCTGTAACTGTAGATTCTTTTGAAGAATTTGTCAACGTTTTTGGGGCCCCCTCCCCGGGCGCCACCGGTGGCGATGTCTGGCGAACCGGCAATGATAGTACGGCCCCGACTTATGGGGCATATGCGGCCCAAGCTTATTTACGCAATAGTTCTCCTGTGACGTATGTGCGCCTTTTGGGTCAGGCCGATGCCGATTATACCGTTGGTTCCGGCGAAGCCGGCTGGACGCAAACCAACGCGTGGGGTCTTGTTGTTTTCGAGCCTTCCGCGTCGCTAGGTACCGACAGCGGCGGCGATCGCTTTGAAGGCGCACTCGGCGCCGTCTTTTATGGTCCCGATACTGTAGACTTCCAACTTTCGGGTGCCCTAGCTCTGTCTGCCTCCACTCCCGGGGGGAGCCCGGGCGCTTCGGCTCTCAGTAAGCAAGGAGCCAGCTGGATTGTTTCGGATACGGGAACGCGCAAAGAGTTCAAAATGATTCTTACCGGTTCGGGCGTCGCAGGCGTAGGTACCAGCTCTATTACCTTTAACTTTGATCGATCGAGTCCTAACTATATTCGTAAAGTTTTTAGCACAAATCCTCAACTTACCAATACTGCTATCACCAACACGGCTAATCTTAAAAATTATTGGCTCGGAGAAAGCTTCGATCGTCATGTAGATGCCATTGTGACGAGCACCACGCAAACATATGCAAGCATCGTGCGTCTCACCAACACCACCAACGGTAGTGCAGGCCTACATCAGGCCTCTGTGACGGCAGCCGAGACACCCAACATTATTGCGTGCCGCACGAGTACGGACCCCACATCCCAAGCTCTGTTCAAGTTTGTGGCCCTTGGAAAGCCCGGCGACTGGACGAATAAAAATATCAAAATCTCAATTCAGGATATTAAGCGTTCCACCACCGATGATGATGATTACGGAACGTTCTCAGTGGTTTTACGTCACCTGAGTGATTCAGATAATGTGGTACGTATCATTGAGCAGTTTAATAATTGTAATCTTAATCCTAATTCTCTTAATTATGTTGCCCGTAAAATCGGCGACCTGGAAGGTACGTGGAACAACGACGAGCGCCGTTATCAGATTTCTGGTGACTGGCCTAACCGATCACAATATGTTCGTATTGTAATGAATTCAGACGTTAATGCGGCCCTTACATCCGCGGACCTTTTACCCTTCGGCTTTGTCGGGGTGGTGAAGTATCTGGACCAGAGCGGTCGTGGTGTAACCTCCGAACTAGGAGGCGAAGTAAATCAGTCAGATGTTGCGGGAACGTGGCTTACGGGTGCTGTCAATTTTGGCGGCGCCTCGGGCGCAGGTTACTGTGGTAATCTTTTCAAGGTCCGCGGAGCAACCCTGACTGCTTCGG